GCATTGATTGTATTTTGCGAAGAACGTATATTTAAATTAACAGGTAGTGCATTAGCTGACTTCGCTATACAACCTATAACCAGAGAGATTGGATGTCTTAACGGTTCTACTATTCAAGAATTTGCAGGTGACGTTGTATTCTTAGGTCCAGACGGATTACGTACCGTTGCTGGTACAGCTAAGATTGGTGACGTAGAACTTGGTACGATTAGTAGGGCAGTACAAGAACGCTTTGAGGGACTGTCTGATGTAGATGAGTTTGAAAGTGTAGTCATACCCGACAAGACGCAGTATAGAATATTCTTCTCTAACGCTGGAACTCCTCGTTCTACCACTACAGGAATTATGTGTGTACGTAAAGGTGATAGCTACGAGTTTGCAGACTTAAAGGGTATAAGACCTAACTGTACAGATAGTGTAGTAGCATCAGGTGAAAGTATAGTTTTACACGGTGACTTTGATGGCTTTGTGTACAGGCAGGAAAAGGGCAACAACTTTGACGGTAATAGTGTAACTGGTAAGTATCGTTCTCCTGACTTGACTATGGGCGATGCAGGTTTACGTAAGTCGTTTCAACGTGTAATTATTAACTACGCACCTGAAGCAGCAGTGAATGCAGACTTGTTTGTACGTTACGACTATGAAGCACCTAACGTAGCTAGACCAGCCGCATATCCCTTTGATAGTGCTTCTGTAGTTGCTGTGTACGGAAGTTCAGTTTACGGTACTGCGACATACGGTGGACAGTCTAACCCGTTAGTTAGACAACCAATTGAAGGTAGTGGTTTTGCTGTAGCACTACGAGTTAATGATAGAGGCACATCAGCACCATACGCCCTCAAGGGATTTCAACTAGAGTTTGCGGCTGACGCAAGGAGATAATTAATGGCAGGTTATACTAGACAATCCAGTTACGCTGATGGTGACATTATTGATGCTGCCGACAGTAACAATGAATTTAATCAAGTTCTAGCCGCATTTGTAAATACGTCAGGTCACAAACACGATGGTACAGCAGCAGAGGGTCCAGTCATAGGATTGATTGGAGACCCCGGAGTTGCTACACCTAAGAATAAAGTTGTTGTTGACGATACAAATAACCAAGTAGAAGTATCTATTGATGTAGGTGGTACAAGCACTGAACAGTTTATATTTAAAGACGGTGTTATTGAACCTACTACAAACAACGACATTGACTTAGGTTCTGGTTCTAAGAAGTTTAAAGATTTAAATATAGCTGGTGCAGCTAACATTGCTGGCACTATGACCCTATCAGGTAACGTGATTGTGTCTGGTACACTTGGTGCTGACTTAATACCTGACGGTGACAATACTCGTGACATTGGTAGTTCTTCTGCAGAATGGAAAGACCTGTACATAGATGGTGTCGCATACTTAGACGCTATCAACTTTAACGGTACAGCTATCTCAGCTACTGCAGCAGAGTTGAACATCATGGATGGTGTAACAGCCACCACTGCAGAACTTAACATACTAGATGGCGTTACATCAACAACAGCAGAACTAAATATCTTAGATGGTGTAACCTCTACCACTGCCGAACTAAACATCCTTGACGGTGTTACAGCTACAACAGCAGAACTTAACCTGACAGATGGTGGTTCTACTGTAGGTACAACAGCCGTAGCTGGTGGTGATGGTCTTCTAACTAATGACAATGGCACAATGCGCCAGACATCTTTAGACACCTTTGATACCTACCTAGCACAAACTGCTAAAACATTAACAAATAAAACCTTGACAAGTGCCGTACTCAATGGTACAATAAGTGGAACTTCTATTAAAGATGAAGATAATATGGCATCCAACAGTGCCACTCATCTTGCTACCCAACAATCAATTAAAGCCTATGTAGATGCTGAAGTAGCTGCTATACCGGGTGACATTACTTCTGTAGTTGCTGGTACAGGCATGACAGGTGGTGGTACATCAGGTGATGTTACACTTAATGTTATTGGTGGTGCAGGTATTACCGCTAATGCTAATGACATTGCTGTAGATTCCACAGTGATTACTGGTCAGACTGCAGAAGCTACAATTGATGCCTCTAATGATTTTGTATTAGTATATGATAATTCAGCTACAGCTTTGCGTAAGGCTACTATATCCGCTATTACTGCTGCAGGTAGTGGCATTAACGCAGTTGTAGACGATACCTCACCAGAACTAGGTGGTGACTTAGATGTTTTAGCAAGAGATATTGTTTCTAGTTCTAATAGAAATATTGATATACTACCTAATGGTTCAGGTAAAGTTATGCTTGATGGTAACGGCTCTAATGGCGGTGTTGCTATATCAGATGGTCTTGTAGATATTCGTACAGGAACCGGGACACGAGCGCAAGTAAAGTTTTATTGCGAAGTAAACAATCAACACGCACAAACAATTCAACCACAG